GTCGGCGCTGGGGCTGTATGTCGGCGTGAACTACAAGCCCACGGCTATTGCTGATCTGGCAGGTGATGCCAGTATCATCGACTATCCTGCCAACGCGCATCTGGTGTTGGTGTGGCAGGCGGCTGCTCTCCTCCTCCTCAAGGGTGGCACGGAAGCGGCGGCAGCAGCCAACCTGAAGGCGATGGCCGACGATGATCGCAAGTCGCTCCTCGACGACATTCGTCGCATGACGATCAACCCGACGATGATGGCCTATCCAGATGTGAAGTACGACTGGAGTGGCGGTTAATGGCAGGCCGTGAGAAGGTCGTAGACCAGCAGCCCAAGTTTGATGGGGGGCTGAATAGCGTGTCGGATGACGCGAGTGTGCTGCCCAACCAGATGCGGAGGGCGGACAATGCGCGGTTGACAGACTACGGGGCCGTCACGAAGCGGGGTGGGACGAAGCGGACCACCGCCTCTCCCATTGCCGCTGCCAGTATCCTGAATGGATACACATGGCGGAAAGATGGCGGGACGCAAGAGTTGATGATTGTCTGCAACGGGCTGCTGCATACGTCCACCTATTTGTCTACCTACCCGTGGACATGGACCGCGCAAGCTGGCGCGTTGTCTACGACGGTCACTCCGTCCTTTGTGCAATTCCGTGATGCCACGGCAGATGTGGTCTACATCGCAGACGGTGGCCTCCTCAACGTGTGGAACGGCACCGCGCTGACGACCAACATTGTTGGGACGCTTGCGGTCACCAATCTTGCGGTCCATAACCAGCGGTTGTGGGGATGCGGCAATGCAACGTTCCCCGATTCTATTTTCTATTCGGCGCTGAACAACGGCGACACGTTTGCCAACGGGTCAGCGGGTGGTGGGCAGATCATCGTCCGCACCTTCTCCGATGAAACGGTCGTTGGCGTGGCGTCGGTCAACACCTCGCTACTGATCTTCCACCGTCGCGGCATCTCCCGTTTGACAGGCTACGGGCAGGACGACATCACCGTCGCCCCGCAAGGTTTGACCGCAGATGTTGGCACGATTGCTCCCCGATCCATTGTCAGCATTGGCAATCTGGGGTTCTTTGTGTCTGAGCGGGGGCTGTACTCCTGCAACGAATCAGAAGTGTCGGCAGTCGGTACGGTAGAAACGCCTGACCCCCTCTTGCCAGTCATTCGGAATCTGACCTCGGCACAGGTGGCAAATATCAGCGCAACGTTCAACCGTGCAACCCGTGAGTTGTGGGTGAACGTGCCAACGTATGGCGTGTACGTCTATCACACCGTGCTACGGGCATGGTCTGGTCCGTGGGAGTCTGGGTTCTTGGACCCTGCCACGACCACCCTGTTTGATAGCATTGATTCGAATGGACTGCCTGCCCTGCTTCGGGGTGATGAGGATGGGTATGTCACAACCTGCGATGAGACGGGGGTGGTCGTTGATAACCAACTGTCTGATGGCACGGGTGGGACTCCGTATACCATGACCATCCAGATGCACCGGATGTACTGCGGAGATGATGCGCTGTCAAAGTCGCTTCGTTTTGGCTACATCACGGCGTCACTGGACAGTTCTTCGTCAACCATTATTAAGTGGGTGACAGACTCCACCACGGACACCTATACGTTACCGACGACCTTCGTCTCAAGTCGATGGGGCACTGGCATCTGGGGATACGGGCTGTGGGGAAGCGCCAATAGCAGCAATTACCGTGTGCAGATGAGCGGCACGGGGTACTACATCGACGTCTCTATCATCGACGCAGGCCAAACGATTCCTGTCTTTGGTCGTTTCCAGCTAGAAACTTTTGCCCTTGGGAGGCGCTAGTGGCGCAAACAATCGGTCAGCATGGCGTTGCCGCCTTTACCAGTCCGGTCAATGGCGACCTACTCAACGCAACGGTCGTCCTCAGCAACGACAACACCACCCGCAGTGCCTACGTTGACCACGACATCGACAGTGGCATCCATGTGCAGTCGTCGCTGTTAGCCGCTCGTCCTGCGGCGGGCACGGCTGGACGGAAGTGGATGACCACGGACACGGGCGCTGTCAAACTGTGGTTTGATACGGGCGCAGCGTGGGAGGAGATTGCCTATCTGCCGTCTGCTGGTGGAACTGTTGCGGGTGCGCTTACCGTCACGGGGCTTATCACCGCAACGGGTGGCGTGTCTGGTAACGTCACTGGGGCGCTGACGGGCAACGCCAGCACCGCAACGACGCTGCAAACCTCGCGCAACATCAACGGCGTGGCGTTTAACGGTAGCGCCGACATTACGATCACCGCTGTTGCTGATGCGTCAGCGTTAACGGGCGCAACCCTCGCCGCCAACGTGTTGGCATCCAGCCTGACTAGCGTTGGTGCCCTCAGTGCTGGCTCAATCTCGTCGGGGTTTGGCGCGATTGATATTGGCGCTGACGCCTTTACGGGAGCGGGAACGGGTCTGACCGGAACAGCGGCGGGGCTAACGGCTGGCGGCAATGCCGTTCTTGGCGCAAACACGTTTACCGCTGCACAAGAGTGGGCCACTGGAACATCCATTGCTTCCGCAGCCACCGTCAACCTCGATACGGCCACGGGCAACCGTGTTCACATCACGGGCACGACAACGATCACGGCGGTTACGCTAACCCGTGGCCCCCGCACGGTCATCTTCGATGGCATCCTGACCCTCACGCACAACGCCACAACGAACAACTTGCCGAGTGCGGCGAATATCACCACCGCAGTCGGTGACCGAGCGGTGTACGAAAGCGATGGGACGACGGTGTATTGCGTGAGCTATATCCGCGCAAACGGGGAAGCCGTCGTTGGGACTAGCTCGGCGTCGGTTGTCAACTATCCGCAGCTCATAAAATCCGTAGACTACACCCTCGTCCTTGGGGATGCAGGGTATCAGATATTCCACCCAGCGTCAGATACGGCGGCACGGGTCTTCACGATCCCCGCGAACTCCAGCGTCGCCTACACTATTGGCACCGTGCTGGTATTTGTAAACGAAAAGGGGGCGAAGCCGTTGAGCGTAGCAATTACGACCGATACGCTACGAAGCACCCTGCTCACAACAGGCACCCAGAAGGTTCCTGCTGGCAATATGCTGACGGCGTTGAAAATAGCGGCAACAACGTGGCTCTGCTGGCCTGCTACCCCAGTGAGCTTAAATCGTGCGTTGGCTACTGCTTCCGATTCTACCCCATATGTCACTGTGTACCCATGGACTAGTGCAGGATTTGGACCAAAGTTTGCCAACCCTGCAACACTACCTGCTGGGCAAAGCTATGGCGTAGCTTTTTCTTTAGATGGAACAGCACTGGCTTTTGTTCACAACGTTTCTCCTTATATCAGTGCCTACCCGTGGAGTAGTGCAGGGTTTGGGGCAAAGTTTACCAATCCTGCCACATTGCCTTCTAATCAAGGGAATGGCGTAGCCTTCTCCCCAGACGGAACAGCACTGGCCGTTGCCCATAACAGCACGCCTTATATCAGTGCCTACCCGTGGAGTAGTGCAGGATTTGGAACAAAGTATGCTAACCCTGCGACACTACCTGCTGGTACTGGGCGTGGCGTAGCGTTTTCTCCAGCCGGGACAGAAATAGTTATTGCTCACTTTGGTTCCCCTTGGGTCAGTGCATATGCGTGGAGTGGTGCAGGGTTTGGATCAAGGTTTACTAACCCTGCAACACCGTTCGGCAACAACAATGGGCGTGGCGTAGCCTTCTCTCCAGCAGGAACAGAACTGGCTATTGCTCACGACGACTCCCCATACGTCCAAGCATACACATGGAGTGCGTCAGGATTCGGAACGAGGTTTACTAACCCTGCAACACTGCCTACTAATAATGGCTATTCCGCAGCCTTCTCTCCAGACGGAACAGCGTTGGCTATTGGTCACTTTACTTCCCCTTACGTCACGGCATATCCGTGGAGTAGTGCGGGATTTGGAACAAAGTTTACAAACCCTGCAACAGCGGTGGGTGCTGGTTCCGTTGGATACGGCGTAGCGTTTTCTCCGAATGGAACAGAACTGGCTGTTGCTCATGATACCAGCCCTTACGTCGGTGCATATCAGTGGACCAGTGCAGGATTTGGATCAAAGTATGCTGACCCTGCGACACTATCTACTGGTACTAACTATGCCGTAGCGTTTTCTCCAGCTTAACCAAGAGACATCAATGATCTACTCACAACTCTCTCCCTCGTACAAATACGACACCCTCGCTGATGCAATCTACGGACGCGAGGTAGAGTATTTTCACTACGACTTTGACCGCATCAACTTTGAACATATCCTCAAAGACCTACCCGAGTGCGAGTACCGGACAAACATCGAGAACCGTCTTGCGGATACCGTAGGCACGATGGCGCAGGTGGAAAGAACCGTGTCGGCGTTGCTGGCACAGATCGACGATCCCACCGCGTATGCGGAAGGGGTTGCCCGTGCCATTGAGCGCCGAGAGGCCGCTAAACTGAAGGAGAAGGCATGAGATACGTCCAAGCCAGCGGAACGACCTTCCTCCGTCATGTCATTGATAACGGCGAGCCGACCGTGTGGGACGAGAACAACACCGTCCGAGCCAGTCAACTGACCCCAGCAGAGGCGACAACGTTCGGCGTCTCTAAGCTCAAACTCGTTACGCCTCCCCCGTACAACCCGCTCACGCAGGTTCGTACAGATGCCGACGCCGTGCTGGTGGACGGGGTGTGGACGCAGCAGTGGGTGGTGACGGACAAGTCGGTGGACGAAGTAGAAACGGCCAAGCAATCCACGTTGAGCAGTCTGCGGCTGACCCGTGACACGAAGCTGCAAGCCTGCGATTACACGCAGTTGCCCGACGTGCCGCTGACGACCGCGAAAAAGGCCGAGTGGGCAACCTACCGCCAGCAGTTGCGGGATTACATGGGCGCGGTGATCGACCCGTTTAATCCTCCTGCGTGGCCCATCCCGCCACAGGCGTAACTCATGGCCGTCCTCCTCCCTCTCCACGCGATCAAGACCTTCGCCTCTCCCGTCCTCAACGGGACTGGCACGGTCGATGCCAACACGGTACGGACCAACGACA